CTCAATTCCTTTCAACCTGCTTTCTGATAGTGTACCGCACCTCGACAAAAAAATGAAGTGCGTAAGTTAGTAAATTGGTTACCGGTAACTTACACACTTCATTTTACACTCCCCATGAAACACTCGTGGGAGACCTGCCGCAACAACATTCGCGCCTTGCTCGAAGACGCAAAACACCCGAAGAAGACCACACAGGGAGCATGGTTAGTCCCGATGAAGGATTTGCTTTCCATCTATCGGGAGGATGAGCAAGAACTGGAAGACCTGCTCGTACTTGCAGGACACAGTAAGGCAATGGATGCCGTGTTGATGTCTCATGACAGCACTCAGACCACGTTGTCGAACGTCGCCATGATGATTGGGTCGCATATCAAGCGTGAGGCTGAGGTCGCACGCTTCTACCAGTGGGAAGAGGCAAATGGCATAGATGTCAAGTGGCTCAAGAAGTCTATGGATAAGGGCATAGAGCAACGTGTACGCTCGTCGTACCGTATGGCCTATGCGACGAATCGGATGAACAAGGAAGGCTATGTAGGTCTTTCTTGGTCTAGTCAGCAGACTGAGGTCTTAGGAGCCAAAGTCTTAGAGATGCTGATTGCAGGTTCCGACTACTATGTCATCCGTGACAAAGAAGTCAACTCAGGCAAAGGCACAAAGCATGTCAAGGCCGTGGATGCCACGGACTGGTTCAAAGCAACATGGGAGACCAACGAGTCTCGCATGATAGCTAATGCCGTTCGTTACATGCCTACCATCATCCCGCCACGCCATTGGACTGACCCACATGACGGGGGGTATTATGGTGAGTCTATGTTAGGCACTCAGCTTATTAGGCTGAAGGTGCAAACAAAGACAAAGTTCCTGAAAGCCTATAACCGAAAGTTAAGCGCCATTGACCTTGGTGTTGTCTATGACGCGCTTAACGCGATGCAGGACACGCCCTTTGTTATCAACCAGTTCGTCCTTCAGACACTCAAGGAAATCTATGCGTCAGGAGGGGAGCTTGGTGGAGTCCCTCGGACTGAACCCTATCCAACGTTGCCACGCTTGCCTGAGGACGCTCCTGAAGAGCAAGTGAAGGAGCACAAGAAGAAAGCCGTAGGTATCTATAAGCAGGAAGAGGCTAGGAAGAGCAAAGCCCTTAGGTGTCTCTTGGCACTCAAGGTCGCTGAGAAGTTCAGCGAGTACGACAAAATCTATTTCCCGTGGAACGTAGATTATCGTGGTCGTTGCTATCCTATCCCGACCGCCCTGAGTCCGCAGGGTGATGACATCCAGAAAAGCCTACTTCTGTTCGCTAACCCATCACCATTGGCTGAAGGGGATGACAGGTGGATGGCTATCCACGGAGCGAATCTGGCAGGGAATGACAAGATTAGCTTTGATGAGCGTGTGTCGTGGGTCATGGAGAACACGGCGAATATCCTCGCTAGTGCTGAAGACCCTCTAGGTTACACATGGTGGTATGAGGTGTCTAAGGGTGACTACCCAATGGAGTTTCTGTCCTTCTGCAACGAATGGAAACGTCTGAATGTCTATAAGACACAAAACAACGGGAGTGTCAAGGGCTTTATGTCGAATCTGCCCTTGGCATTTGACGGTACCTGCTCAGGGCTTCAGCACTTTAGTGCCTTGCTCAGAGATGAAGTAGGCGGCTTTGCCGTCAACCTTGTGCCATCTGACAAGGTGCAGGACATTTATTCTATCGTGGCAGACAAAGTAAATGTCCAACTTCTCAAGGATGCCCAGACGGGAACCGAAGACGAGAAGAAAGAGAAGGATGGTGTTGTGTCTTACAAGTACGGCACGAAGACACTCGCACAAAATTGGGTGTCCTTTGACCGTATCAAATTTGGCAAGGATGGCATTACCCGCAAGGTCTGCAAGCGTTCCGTCATGACCTTGGCATATGGGTCGAAACAGTATGGGTTCAAGGAAAACCTGCTGACGGACATCATCCACCCATATGTCCTTGACCATCCAGACAACAATCCTTTCATAAATCCAAATCAAGCCGCAGTCTACATGGCTAAACTAATTTGGGATGCGGTTGCCACTACGGTTGTCAAGGCCGTTGAGGGTATGGAGTGGTTGCAGAAGGTGGCAGGACTTATCACGCAATCAGGAGAGGTTGTGTCTTGGACTACCCCAAATGGTTTCCTCGTTCAGCAGAACTACATGAAAATGAAACAAGAGGTTATTCAGTTGCGCTTCAGTGGCTCTAGGGTGCGCTTTTATAATCAGGAGGAAACAGACGAGATTGATAGCCGACGCCAAAGGAATGGCATTGCGCCGAACTTCATCCACTCGATGGATGCAAGTCACCTTCAGCGCGTGGTTGTCTCAGAGCACCTGAAGGGGAACCGGAACTTCATGATGATTCATGATAGCTTTGGTACCGATGCGGCACATGCAGGGAGCCTCTACAAGACCATCAGAGAGGAGTTTATTGGTCTCTACAAAGACCAAAATCATCTGGCAGGATTCCTGGATTCTGTTAGCTATCTTATTGATGACCTTGATGCAGTACCAGAAATTCCACAGTTCGGTAAGCTCGACCTAGAGCTTGTCAAGCAGTCTGATTTCTGCTTTGCATAAATGATATGAATGTTTCAAAGACAAAAGGAGAATGAAAATTATGGAAAAGAAAATTGAAGTCGTAAACAACAATGGTCAGCTTGTGGTGTCCTCTAAGCAGGTAGCGGAGAATTTTGGGAAGCAACATTATTATGTACTTAACGCTATTGATAATCTGAAAATCAAAAATTCTATTCTCAGAAAAATGTTCTATGAAACCACTTACAAGGTAGAGGGCAACAACAAGAGCTACAAGATGTACCTTATGAACCGTGATGGTTTCTCCCTAATCGCTATGGGATTCACGGGTAGCAAGGCTCTCGAATGGAAACTCAAGTACATTCAGGCGTTCAATGAGATGGAAAAAACCATCAAGGAACATCGGGATTCCTACATGATTGAAGACCCTGTAGAGCGTGCCTTGAAGTGGGTAGAGGAGCAGAGGGAGAAACAGAAAGCACTCAAGGCACTCGAAGAGGCAAAGCCGAAGGTTGAGACATACGATGCCTTGGTCAACCGTGAGAGCTATGTAGGTATCCGTGAGATGGCAAAGCTCATTGGGTACCCTGTGAACAAGATGGGTGCTTATCTGGTACAGATTGGTATGGTCTATCGAGATAAGAAAGACAAGTACAAGTATTTCCCAACCGAGAAGTTCCGTGCCAATGGCATGGTGTCCTACAAGTGGAAGAATGTCGGATGGGGAGGTAGAGGCTATATGGATACCGTATATACCCTGAAGGGTGTTGAGTATGTCAGAAAGTCCTTAAAAGCTATCGGGTATCCTTTAGCTAAGTAAAGTGTCAATAGTAATTTCTATAGGGGTTGTTCAAAAGACAGCCCCTATTTTTGTGTCTTGACAAACCTACAACCACAAGATGTAGGTGGCACACAAGATAGAGAAGGAGAGAAAGAGATACCTATAGGTAACCTAAAGGTCAATCATTAGATACTTTAGGTAAACCACAAGGTAACCTCTTCCTACCTACTTTCCTAAAGGTTTACCTAAAGGTCATTACCTCTATTACTTTATAAATAAAAATCAATAAGTATTATTTATAGGCAATAGAGGTTAGTGACCTAAAGGTAACCTATAGGATACTTTAGTTAACTAAAGGATGCCAATAGAATCCTTTAGCAAACTAAAGTGGCACACAAGATAGAGAGATACATGCTTTGTTGTGTCTCGGAAAATGAAAGGAGGTAGTTGTTAATGGCAACTACAAGAAAACCTAAAGCACCTGCCACAGGTGTTGTCGTGAAAGTCAAGCGACTTGATGAGCGTGCTTGTCTTCCTGAGCGCAAGACCGATGGAGCCGCTTGCTTTGACATCCGTACCCTTGATGACATCTATCTGAAAACCATCAATGCATACGACAAGGCAACCATCGTACACACAGGGTTAGCCTTTGAGATTCCTGAGGGCTACCATATGAAGGTATTCCTCCGCTCGTCGGTTGGTCTCAATACCCACCTCCGTCTCGCAAATCAGACGGCTATCATTGATTCCGACTATCGGGGTGAGCTGAAGCTTTTGGTCGAAAATCCTGCTCGTGAACCTGTCAATATCAAAGCGGGTACTCGCATTGCGCAGGTGATGGTTGAAAAGAATATTCAGACATCCTTTAGCGAAGTAAAGGAACTCAGCGAGACAACCAGAGGTAATGGTGGTCTTGGTTCAACGGGTAAGGAGTGATTGAAATGAGTGGAGCTAGATTCCAGATTGGTGATACCATCCGCTATTGCAATGGAGGCGATGAGCCTCTTGGTGTCGTGCAATCCCGCACCTTTGACCCTGATTGCATGGAGTGGATGTATCGGGTGTCCTTCTATGAGTCAGATGACACACCATACACCCTGACACTTCCAGAAGCTCACTTAGCGCACGTAATTCGTACAGAAGCAGACAAGGTTCCAGAGCATTACGATGCTCACTACCTTGGTGACGTACAGCCGATTGAGTTGATGCAGTCTGTGATGTCTCAGGAAGCCTTTATGGGATTCCTTCGGGGCAATATCATCAAATATGCTAGTCGCCTTGGCAAGAAAGATGATGTCGCAAAGGAGACCACGAAGATTCTGAGGTATGCAGAATGGCTTGATAAGGTCGCTAAGGGTGAGAAAATTAACCCCAGAGTATAATAGTTCTCATTTAGGTTAGGTGGAACACAAGATAGAGAAGAAGCAGTCGGTCTTCTCGATTTTCAAATTTGAAAGGATGAATACACAATGGCTAACAAACTGAAAAAGGGTATCACTGGTACGGGCGAGATTTTCTTTGCCCACGTTCTGAAGCCTGAAGAGTATCAGGGCAAGTCTACCAACAAATTCTCGCTCATGCTGAAGCTCGCAGAGAAAGACAAACAGAAACTTCTCGCAGAGGTTGACGCTGAGTGGAACAAGTTTATGGAGAGTGAGGAAGGTCGCCGCCATAAATACAAATACGAGTACGCTAACGGTATCAAACAGTACAAGGATGATGAGTTCTTCAAATTCAAGATGACTCACATCCTGCATTGCCGCAGTGGTCGCGATTGGGAACGTCATGTTCCAATTTTCGATGCGTCCTGCCGTGAAATTTCCAATGAAGTCACGGGCATTGGCAATGGCTCTAAGGGCAAAGTCGCCTATGAGCTTGCTCCGTTCTATGTCAGCGACAAGAACTATGGCGTTGCGCTCCGCATGACGGGTATCCAGATTCTTGACCTTGTTGAAGAGGGTGGCACGAGTGCGTCCGCTCTTGGCTTTGGTCAGGAAGAGGAGGACACCAACATTGAGGTACCGTTTGATGTCGGGGAGGATGACTTCTGAGAAGTCTACTCCGTGGAGGACAGTGGAGCTATAAGCCTTCCTTAGGACATCGCTCAGGTCTCGAAGACAGAATTGCAACACAAATTAAAAACATGAATTGTGAAGAGGTTTATGAATGTCGCTATCTGAACTACACGATTCCTGAGAGTGTCCATAGATACACTCCTGACTTTATCCTCCCGAATGGCATTATCATTGAGGCCAAAGGTCTCTTTGAGACAGCCGACCGAAAGAAGCACCTGCTCATCAAAGAGCAGTACCCACACCTAGACATACGGTTTGTCTTCCAGAACCCTCGGAACACGTTGTACAAGGGGTCGAAGACAACCTATGCCGATTGGTGTCGCAAGTATGGCTATCAGTACGCAACGAAGCTGATTCCTGCTGAGTGGTTCCTTGAGGAACCCAAAGATACCAGTGGTCTCCTTGAGAAAAAGGAGAAACGAAAATGAAACAGATACCAAACTTAAAATTCAAGGAGCGTGAAAGCACCAAAGGCATTGTCTTGTATTACACGGAAGACGATATGCCAGTGGAAGAGTATGCGCGTTATGTCATGCGTAAAGGTTGGTTCAGCATTGGCTACAACTACCTCCTGCACGCTGACGGAACCCTTGAAGAAGGGATGCCGCAGTCTCAGGTATGTGACCCCTCCCTCTATGGGTGGGATGACCACATCTGCCTGTTAGTCATGGGGCATGAGAAAGATAAAGTAAATCGTGCACAGGATGAAGCACTGTTCAAGCTCTCGAAAGAGCTGAACCTTCCTCTTGTACATAGAGGGTGATTGATGTGTCAGAGATTGTCAAAGCCCATATACCTTGTGAATTTTGTGGCAGTAGTGATGGCGCGGCTATCTATACTGACCACAAATTTTGCTTTGTATGTGAGAAGTTCACATGGCTAGATGAAAAAGAAGAAGGAGGGAGGTCTATGTCCTCTAAGCATTTACCAGTAATTCCTGAATCTGAAATGGAGATTCGACCCCTAAAGGCTAGAGGCATAACTTCTGAAACCTGCCGTAAGTACGGCTACCACTTGTCAAAGAATGACTTTGGTCAATCTATACAGGTAGCGGATTACCGCAAGGATGGCAGGGTTGTCTTCCAGAAGACGCGAGACCGCGAGAAGAACTTCAGCGTTCGTGGTAAGAAAGACAATATCTTCTTTGGTCAGCACTTGTTCTCGACGGGCAAGAAGTTGGTCATCACAGAGGGTGAGATTGACTGTCTTACTGTCTCACAACTTCAAGACAACAAATATCCCGTTGTCTCTATCCCCTTTGGATGTCGAAGTGCGAAGGATGTCTTCAAGGCTCAGGCCGAGTGGCTCTCAGGGTTTGAAGAGGTCATCGTTATGTTCGACATGGATGAAGCAGGACAGGAGGCCGTGAAGTCGGTCTCTGGTATTTTGCCTCCCCATAAGCTGAAGATTGCCACCCTGCCCATGAAAGACCCCAATGAGTGTCTTCTGAATGGCAAGGCCGATGAAGTCATCCGTGCAATCTGGCAAGCAAGGGAATACCATCCAGATGGTATCATCAACGCCAAAGACCTGAAGGAAGAATTCTTCTCACAGGAAGCAGAGATTCCATCTTATGACTTCCCGTGGGCAGAAGAGCTGACGAAGATGACAATGGGAATCCGCAAGGGTGAAATGCTCCTTCTTACCGCAGGTACAGGCATTGGCAAATCCACGATGGCACGAGAAATAGCCTTCAAACTGAAGATGCAGGATAACCAAAAGGTAGGTATGGTCATGCTCGAAGAGAACAAGAACAAGACCTTGCGAGACCTTCTATCCATTGCAGTCTCAAAACCTCTGCACCTCTTATGGAACACCATAGACAAGGAGGAACTGAAACCTGTCTATGATGCCGTGTTTGGTGATGGAGGCTTTTGTCTCTATGACCACTTTGGGTCAATCGAAGGGAACAACCTCCTTGAGAAGATTCGCTTTCTTATCACAGGTGAAGGTTGTGATTTTGTCATCTTTGACCACGTATCCATTGCAGTCAGTGGTCTCGATGAGTCAAGTGTCAACGAACGCAAGGCTATCGACATGCTCATGACACAGCTCCGCGCACTCGTAGAAGAGACAGGAGCAGGGATTGTCGTGGTGTCTCATCTCCGCAAGGGCGACACAAAGACTGTCCCTTTTGAGCAGGGTGGCACCATTTCCCTTGATGACCTTAGAGGCTCAGGGACACTAAAGCAAATCCCAGACACCATTCTGGCACTTGAGCGAAACCAACAGGCCGATGATGAGAAGATGAAGAACACCTTGAAGCTCAGGGTGCTGAAGTGTCGATTCACAGGCAACACAGGTCTCGCAGGGTACCTGAGGTTCAACAAATCAACAAACACGATAGAGGATGTAGACCCCCTAGAAATTCAATCAGATAAGGAGGAAGATTCTAAATGTCCGTTTTAGTTCCTGTAGTGTCCACGGGTATCACCATGAATGAAGTACCCGACAAGGTAGCGTTCTTCATTGAGCTTGGTTCATGCACGCAGAAGTGCAAGGGCTGTCATAGCAAGGAGCTTTGGGAAGAGGTCAAGACACCTACTCCCTTAGATGACCTCCTTGCTGAGGCAGAACAGGCTATTGACAAAGGTGCCAATGCCATTGTCTTGATGGGTGGCACCTGCAATGGTCTCTTACCTGAAGAGCTTTTTATCATACTTCAGGCACTCTCAGAGGTTGCCCCAACGTGCCTCTACAGTGGTAGTGATGACGAAAAGCTGAACAGGTTCTTTGCTGAAGAAACCAACATCACATGGATTAAGACAGGGAGTTACAAGGAAGAGCTTGGTGGTCTTTCCTCCCCGACAACAAACCAAAAATTTTACAGAAAGGAATATGAGTTAGTCTCTAAGAATCACCAGTATGCTTATCATAAATTGGTGCTTGTAGATTGTACTCATTTGTTTCAAGCATGAAAGCATTATCGAATCATCAGGTGAAGAATCGCCTTGACTTCATCCGTGCTTATACAAAGGCAAGCAATGCTTCCAGTGGCTCCGAAGTAGATGCCAATGCCAATGTCACCCGTAAGACATTGGCAACTTTGGAGGCAGAGGTATACAAGCCATATACCATCGCACTCAACCGTCAGTTGGTGACGGAAAAGCTGAGGGGTATGTTTGGTTGGGAGGTCGCAGAGCACTATCTCACTGACCTAGACTATCACTTCATCTATGCACATGATGAGACATCCCTCAAGCCATATTGTGCTTCTATCACCCTGTACCCGTTCCTGCTCGAAGGTACGAAGTGCATGGGTGGTGTCTCGAAAGCTCCGAAGAACCTTCAGTCCTTCTGTGGTTCCTTTGTCAACCTTGTGTATCAGGTAGCGTCGAACTTTGCAGGTGCCGTAGCAACGGTCGAATTCTTGCATTATTTTGACTATTTTGCACGCAAGCAGTATGGCAAAAATTACCTGAAGACCAATGCAAAGGAAGTCAAGCAGGAGCTTCAGGGTGTTGTCTACGGACTGAATCAGCCCGCTTCTGCCCGTGGAGACCAGAGCGTCTTCTGGAACATCTCGGTCTTTGACCGCCCGTACATGCAGGAGATGTTTGGTAACTTCTACTATCCAGATGGTACTCAGCCGAACATGGACAGCCTTATGGAACTTCAGAAGTTCTTCATGGAGTGGTTCCGCAAAGAGCGACACAAAGAGCTTCTGACGTACCCCGTGCTTACCGCAAGTATCCTGACGGATGGTAAGGGTGGCTTCTGTGACCCAGAGTTCATGGAGTTCTGTGCAGAGCAGATGAGCAAAGGACATAGTTTCTTTGTCTACATGTCGGATTCCGTGGATTCCCTTGCGTCGTGTTGTCGCCTCCGCAACGAGCTTGCAGACAACACGTTCAGCTACACCCTTGGTGCAGGTGGTATCGTGACAGGTTCCGCGCAGGTCATCACCTTGAACCTGAATCGTCTGGCAGAACTTGCCATTATGTTCGCAGATAGCTTTGATGATGTCCTCCGTGAACAGATTCAGGATGTTCATAAATATCTGCTTGCCTCGAAGGCCATCTACAAGGACTACATCAAGGCAGGTCTCCTTCCTGCTTATACCGCAGGTTTCATGGACATTGACAAGCAGTTCCTTACTCTTGGTATCAATGGTCTCGTAGAGGCGGCTGAGAACTACGGCTACACGATTGGCAACAATGAGAAATATAAGAAGTGGTTGTCTCATGTCCTTGGTATCTTCAAGGAAGAGAACAAGAAAGCACTTCAGCAGTATGGGTGTCACTTCAATACCGAACTGGTTCCTGCTGAGAACCTTGGTGTCAAGAACGCAAAGTGGGATAAGGAAGATGGATACTGGAATGGCAATCGTGATTGCTACAACTCCTACTTCTATCGGGTAGAAGACACCAACCTGAATGTCCTCGACAAGATTGAGATGTATGCTCATGATGTCACGGATTCCCTTGATGGTGGTTCGGCACTTCATCTGAATCTTGAGCAGCTGCCGTCCTACGAACAGGCAAAGACACTCTTCAAACTCTGTAGCAAGAATGGTGTCCCGTACTGGACTACGAACGTCCTTTGCACCATCTGCAATGATTGCGGCACGATTGACCCCGTGACGCGCAAAGCGTGCAAGAAGTGTGGTAGCGAGAACGTAGACTATGGCACCCGTGTCATTGGCTACCTGAAACGTATCACGAACTTCTCCGACGCCCGTCAGGTTGAGGCCGCAAAGCGTTACTACGCAAAGCCGAAGTTTAAGTGACACAAAAGATAGAAAGGAATAACTTATATGACAAAAATTGAATTCCTTGACTTCTCAATGGATAAGGTCACGCAGATGTATGATTCCCTGCTTGACCTCTACGATTACCTGAAGGAGCAGAAGTTTCTTGCGCTCCTTGAGAAAGCGAAGATGCTCCGCAAAGAGATTAGCCTTCTCAAGGAAGCAGAGATGGCGTGCAAGCGTCAGCAGGAAGACCTTCAGGAACAGGTAGATGCCCTTGAGGAGGAATTGAAAACATATCAGAAATAGGAGGTTAATCAATTATGTTGATGTTTGATATTGAAACCAATGGTCTCCTGAAGGAAGTTAATGTACTTCATTGCATGTGTGTCTATGACACCGAGACCGAGAAGATGTACCGCTTTGACCCAACCAACATAGAGGAGGGTGTCAAGATGCTTCAAGATGCAATCACGCAGGGCGGCAAACTGTGTGGTCATAATGTGATTGACTACGACATCCCCGCCCTTGAGAAGCTGTATCCACATCTTTTTCATATCTCGTATGAGCAACAGAAGCAGGTCGTGGACACGCTTGTGCTTGCTCGTCTCATTTATTCAAACATCGACACGATTGACCTTGGCCTCATGAAGTCTGGAAAGCTCCCCAAACCCCTGTACAAATCCCACAAGCTCATGGCGTGGGGGTATCGCTTAGGTGTCTTAAAGGGCACCTATGGCGAGCAGGAGGATGCATGGGCAGTCTACAACCCAGAGATGCTTGACTATAACGAGCAGGACGTATGGGTCACTAAAGCTCTCTACGAGAAGCTGACCGCAAAACCCTACTCGAAGAGAGCGATTGAATTGGAACATCAGGTGGCATGGCTCATGGCGAAGCAGGAACGCAACGGTTTCAAATTCGACTATAAGGGTGCCGTAAAGCTCGCAGAGGAACTGAAGGAGCTTCAGGCTATCGTATCGACCGTGCTCTTGCAGAAGATACCTGAGATTCCTGACAAGGTATTCGTGCCGAAGCGAGACAACAAGCGTCTCGGCTATAAGGCAGGTGTACCCGTCCAGAAGTACAAGACCTTCAATCCTAATAGCAGACAGCAGATTGAGTATGTCTTCCGTACCATGTACCATTACAACCCAGACAACCCAGACCTCTACGACATCCCAGACATGGCAGAGAATCCCAACTTGGCTGATTATCGCCTGAAGATGGATGACATCACCATGCAGTACATCAAGGAAGACCCTGAGTGCCCTGAGGAGCTACGAGAAATCGCAAGGCTGATACAGGAGTCCTTGATGCTGAAGAAGCGTCTTGGTCAGATTGCAGACGGCAGTAATGCGTGGCTTTCTGCCTATGACCCAGATGATGGATGTATTCATGGCCGTGTGATTCCTAATGGTGCCGTTAGTGGTAGAGCTACCCATAGTTCCCCAAACGTCGCTCAGGTGCCACATGTAGGTTCACCTTATGGTGCTGAGTGTCGTGCCTTATGGAGCGCAGGGGATTGGTGGCAAGCAGGTATAGATGCTTGTGGTCTTGAGCTGAGGTGCCTTGCGCACTACATGTCCCCATACGACAAAGGAAAGTATGCACATACCATCCTGAATGGAGACATCCACACCATGAACCAGAAGGCGGCAGGACTTCCTGAGCGCAATCAGGCAAAGACCTTCATCTACGCTTTCCTGTATGGTGCAGGTGATGCAAAGATTGGCAAGATTATTGGTGGCGATGCCTCCGATGGTAAACGAATCAAACGGAAGTTCCTGAAGGCTACCCCTGCTATCAAGAACCTTAGGGATGCCGTTCAGAACGCCATTGTTGAAACCGACCGTGGCAAGGTAGTCCGTTGGAAACGCCATTATCTCAAGGGTCTCGATGGGAGACTCTTGCATGTTCGCAGTCCCCATTCAGCCCTGAATCTTCTCCTGCAATCCGCAGGTGCCCTTGTATGTAAGAAGTGGATTGTCAGGACAGAAGAGCGTCTGATTCAGCGTGGCCTGAAGCATGGATGGGATGGAGACTTTGCATACATGGCATGGATTCACGATGAGATTCAGGTTGCTTGCCGAACCAAAGAGATTGCTGAAATTGTTGTCTCAGAAGCTCAGGCGGCAATGCGTGACGCTCAGGAGTTTTTCGGATTCCGTATGCAGTTAGACACCGAAGGAATCATTGGCAAGAATTGGTGTGATTGTCACTGATTTTTAGGTGGCACACAAGATAGAGAAGAAACAAAATGAAAGGATGAGTTACATGATTAAAGAACAGGTGAAATGCCCCCGTTGTGGTAAGGTGTTGCTCCGTGCATATTCCACGGCAGTGACCTCTGTCCGTTGTAAATGCGGCTACACGGTTGACCTGAAGCACCCAGAGAAGGAGGGAGATAAGAAGCGTGGTCGTTGATTATCGTACTCTCAGATACAAAGCAAAGTTTGTGGTGATGATGGATGCTTCAGAGAAAGACAAGGAGTGTCATGTGGTCATCTTCAGTAGCTTCGGTTCCATGATGAAGTTCCTGAGGCAGTTCCCTGACGCTTCTGCCGTCATCTACAATCCAAAAGGTAAAGTAAAAGGACATCTGAAAGATAGGGGGTTAACGCTTTTTTTATGAGTGTAGCAAAACTGATTAGCGTGACACCAGATGCCATGACGCTCCTGAAGCGTGCGGCAGGTCAGTGTTACCAGAAAGAAGCCTCCGATGCTGTGATTCGTCACATCATCAAGGTAGGTCACTTGAGTGTCTTAGAGCATTGCTATGCAACCTTTGAGATTACTTGTAGTATCACGACATTGCTTCAGCTCACTAGACATCGCCATTTCAGCCCGACGGTTCAGTCCAGTCGTGGCAGTGAATTGACGAGTGTCTATGAGACGGGCGATGACATGATTGACCACATGACGAAGTATATGATGCAGGTCTATCATGATAAGGTTGCTGAAGGTGACCGAAAGAAAGAAGACCTTGCCTATATGCTCCCAAAGGCGGCAGAGTACAAGCTCGTTCTCACGGGTAATTTCCGTGCATGGTTCGAGTACCTGCCGAAGCGTCTCTGCAAGCGTGCAAGCAAAGAACATCAGGAGCTTGCACAGCAGATTTATCAGGCACTTGTTACGGCATGTCCTCAGGTGTTTGGTAATGTCAAGCCGAATTGTAAGTCCTGCAATGAGAAGAGGTGTTCATACGAGTGAACTATTCCAACCCAGATTATAACGAGACATACGAACCAGAGAAGAACGCCAACAAGTTTGGCATGAAGGTCAATCCAAAGACCTACAACGTGGCGAGTGTCTTGGAGAAACTTGGTAACAATCAGGTGAAGTATGGTGCGCCATACTGTCCATGTCTCCCGAACCATACGGAAGACACCATCTGCCCATGTCGCTACATGCGTGAAATGAAAGCATGTCGTTGCGGCCTCTATGTGCATCAGTAAGGAGGAAATAAAATGGATGTGACAAAACCTGAATTCAAACTGGAGTGCGAGTGTGGATGCAATCTCTTTTATATCAGTCATGCTTTGGATGGTGATAAATATGAAATTCGTTGTGAAGACTGTGGTCGTGTCGTTGGTTCTGTTTCTCGCTATGGTATTGATTGGGTGAAGAGGGAGAAGAAGGATGCTGTATCTGCTCATTGATGGAGACATGGTATGTTTCCGTGCTTGCTCTTCTGTAGAGCGAGACATTAATTGGGGGAATGACATCTGGACACTTCATGTTGACCTGAACGAAGCCAAAGAACGCTTTGAGTCTCTTATGGATATGATTCTCGAAGATGCCCTTAATGCCCACAAGTACAACGGGGAATTCATGGTCACATTCTGTTTCTCCGATGATGAGAATTTCAGACGTTCCATCCTGCCGACATACAAAGCCAACCGTGCAGGAAAGAGAAAGCCCGTAGGATACAAAGCCCTTGTGTCTTGGGTGAAGGAGGAATACGATTCCGTCACCCGTGCGACACTTGAAGCCGATGATTGTATGGGTATCCTTGCAACCAAACCGATGTGCAAGGATAACTGTATCATCATTAGTGGTGACAAAGACCTCCTGTGTATTCCAGGCTACCATTGGGACTTCCTTCGTAAGGAGTATAGTTACAGCTCCGAAGAAGATGCCATGCGACACTTCTACATGCAGACACTCATGGGAGATACGACCGATGGTTACTCAGGGTGTCCTAAGGTAGGCAAAGTTACCGCACAGCGTATCCTCGACAAAGACTGTTCGTGGAACGCTGTCAAAGAAGCCTATGAGAAAGCAGGACTGTCCGAAAATGTCGCAATCACTCAGGCCAGAGTCGCAAAGATTCTGACCCTTGATGACCTTGACAAAGAAGGGAAGGTGATACTTTGGAAACCTACAGAAGCCCATTGCTCCCCAAAGAAGTAAAGGCTCTTCAGGAATCCCTAAAGTATCATGCTGAGACAGAGGGCAGTAATGCTATCAAAGACTTCCTTGACATCCCGTGGATTACCCAGAGTGCCATACAGTATAGCGAGATGGGTAACGTTGTGAAGTTCTATCAGGGTGATAAGTTTTGCGGTATCCTGATTTTCGATGTAGATAGAGGATGGTGGACACCTAAAGTCATCTTGTCAGAGGTGGCGGTATTGTCTTGCCTTGGTGTTCATGGTCTTCAGCGCGAAGTCTGTAAGATGCTTGACCAGTTGGCAAAAGAATATCATGCGTCCCTCATTGCCTCAGGGTGTTTCTTTCAGAGACATCCAAAGATGGTGTCGAACTGTTACAAGAAATTTGGGTATGTCGATACTTACCCAACCTATGCAAAGGTGATAAATCATGACAATCAATGAAGAGATGAAAATCCCTTATATCTCGAAGGAGGTCTGTCAGTACCTTCGGGATACCTATACGTTACCGATGGTGATTAACCTCGTCCACCCTGCCGCTAATGCCGATATTGCTATGGGCATTATGTATGGTATCAATATACTTATCGAGCGTCTTGAGGCCATTCAGATTCAGCAGGAGGAAAACGATGGGATTCATTAAAAAGATTTTCAGCCCAAACATTCCATCCATCCCGACCATTACAGGGCGTGATTTGGTCTCTTCCACTTCGAGTGAAGAGCCAGACAGTCCTGTGATGGGTACCGATGGAGTGAACCAGAAGAAACGGGGTATCAATTCCCTGCTCGTACAGAGTGAGAATATCTATAAGGGAGGTGTATAACGTGGGCAAAGTATTCAAGAAACCGAAAGCCGTCGAATACAAGGCACCGACACCAGCGGCGGCACCTGCTCCTGTAGTGGAAGAGGCAACCCAGAAGCCTGAGGAAGACACCTCGCGCAAGAAGAAGAAACAGGGCAAAGCCTCTCTTATGGTCGATTCGACGAATAACGCCATTGGCTCGGGCGGCACGGGTATCAACCTGTGAGTGTAAAAGTATTCGACCATAACGTTGAGACCGCAAGAAGTCGATACGCCAAACTGGAAGGGGATAGAAGACCATACACAGACAGAGCCGAGAAGTGTGCAAAGTATACTATCCCAATGGCTTTCCCTAAGGCGACCGATTCTTCGAGCACCAACTATGAGACACCTTATCAGTCCATTGGTGCCCGTGGTGTTAACAACCTGACAAGCAAACTCATGCTTGCTTTGTTCCCACCAAACGCTCCCTTCTTCCGCTTGGCACTCGGTGATGAAATCGAGAACGCCCTTGGTGACGATTCAGCCACCAGACAACAGTGGGAAGAAGCCTTGTCTAAATTGGAGCGTAAGATTACGTCTTACATGGAGACACATCAAATCCGAACGACCGCAAGCGAAGCCTTGCTTCAGCTCGTCATTGCAGGAAATGTTTGTGTCTTCCTTCCACCTGCTGAAGGTGGTATGAGAATCTATCGTCTCAATTCCTATGTGGTGTCTCGTGATGGCATTGGTAATGTCCTTGAGATTATTGCCAAAGAGTCCGTGGCTTATGGGGCGTTGCCTCAGGAAGCCCAGAGTGCCATTGGGGAGACAGGTGCCGTGGATGCTGACCGTGCCTATGATATTTATACCCACACCTACCTCGAAGGGGATGTTTACAAATCCTATCAGGAGGTAGAGGGTAACATCATCAGTGGCTCAGAGCAGGAGTACCCGAAAGACAAAAGCCCTTGGATTCCCCTGAGACTCAAGAAAATGGATGGGGAGTCTTATGGTCGCTCGTTTGTCGATGAGTACCTTGGTGACCTTAAAGTCCTCGAAGCACTCTCTAAGAGTGTCGCACAGGTAGCGGCGGTTGCCAGTAACATCTTGTACCTTGTCAACCCAAACGCTGTCACAAGAATCTCAGAGCTTTCCAAAGCAAAGTCGGGTGACTTCATTCGCGGTAAGATTGAAGACATCCAGATTCTTCAGGTGAACAAGACATCCGACCTTCAGATTACTGAGAACGCTATCCAGTCCATCGAAGGGAGACTCAGCTATGCTTTCTTGCTCAACTCAGCAGTTCAGCGTAATGCAGAACGTGTCACGGCAGAAGAGATTCGCTATGTCGCGAATGAGCTTGAAGATACCGTAGGTTCCATCTACTCGATTTTGTCTCAGGAATTTCAGCTCCCCTTGGTAAAACGCTTTATGATTCAGATGACCAGAGAGGGTGCCATTCCTGACCTGCCGCAAGGCTCGAAGGGTGTAGAACCTTTGATTGTCACGGGTATCGAAGCATTGGGTCGTGGTCATGACCTGACGAAGCTCGACACATTCATCCGCTATGCTCAGGTCTTCCCTGAGGCGTTCCAGACGAGCGTCAAGCAGGGTGAGATTCTTCGTCAGATTGCTACAGCACTTGGTATTGATTCCAGTTCTGTGGTCAAGACCGATGAAGAGGTACAGCAGGAACAACAACAACAGATGCAGATGCAGATGGCACAACAGGCCATCCCTGAGATGGCTAGGGGTGCTATGCAAGGAGGTTAAAAGTGGAAAACGAGAAAGTAGAACAGGCTCAGGGTGAAGAGCAGAAAGCGACCCCTGAAGTCACCGTGACAACCAACGGCACCACGACTACAGCAGAGGTGGAAACGGTTGACCCTCTGGCTGACCCGAAGGAACCTGAAGGTACTACGGGTGAAGACAACAAGCAGGAGGAAGCTCCGAAGGATGACCAGAAGAGCCTTGAGGATGACCTGAGCAATCAGCAGAAAGCCGAAGAGGAACTGAAGGTTGACCTGAAGGAGAAGGGCGTGGACTTCGATGCACTCGCGGATGAGTACAACAACAATGGTGCACTCTCTGAGAAGAGCATGGAATCCCTGAAGAAAGCAGGGTATCCTGAGTCCGTAGTCAACGCTTACCTGAATGGCCTTCAGGCACTCAGCGACCGCTTCACGAGCACCGTGAAGGGTTATGCAGGTGGTGATGAAGGTTACGGCAAGCTCGTTGAGTTCATCAAGACTCAGCCGAAAGAGGTTGTCGATGCCTACAACAAGACCATCCAGACGGGTGACTTGGGGCAGATTCGCCTCACGATTGATGGTCTTACGTCGAAGATGACGAAAGCATATGGCACAGCAAATCCGACCGTCATGGGGAATGGGAGTGCTCATGCCAATGCTGAAGGGTATACCTCGATGGAGCAGATGACGAAAGATATGTCTGACCCGCGCTATCAGGTTGACCCGAAGTTCACTCGAGAAGTCTACCAGAAAATCCGTAATGCAACGATTTTCTAAGTGGACACAAGAAAGAGAAGAAACAAAAATAAAATGATGGTCTAAAGACCAAAGGAGAAAATGCACAATGCCTAATGTAACTATTGCAAACCCGATGGCCATTAATGGTCAGGCAACGACCGATGCCGACAAACTTGCCCTTGCCCTGAAAGTATTTAGTGGTGAGACGCTGACGGCCTTTCAGCGCACGTCCGTAACGACGGGTCGTGTCATGGAGCGCACGATTGCGTCTGGTAAGTCCGCACAGTTCCCTGTGTTCGGTCGCACGAAAGCGCACTACCTGAAAGCAGGTCAGAGCCTTGATGACCTCCGTGAGAACATCAAGCAGAATGAGCGCATCATCAAGCTCGATGGTCTCCTGACGGCAGATACGCTTATCTACGACCTCGATGAGTTCATCGCTCATTACGACTTCCGTTCTCCGTATGCGGCAGAGCTTGGTAACGCCCTTGCAATCTCGCATGATGCTTCGGTTCTCGCAGAGCTTGCTAAGGAAGCCCTGAATACGAAGGAGAACGTTGAAGGTAACGGTAAGGGTGGTGTCCTGAAGACGAAGCTCGATAGCGGTGTTGTCGGTATCAACAAGCAGACGGGTCTCGCTATCTATCAGCTCCTGCTTCAGGCAAAGGCGGCTATGTCGAAGAACTACGTACCTGCAACGGAACGCTATGCGTACATCGACCCTGAGTACCATTCGGCACTCGCGTCGGCAGTAGAGTTCCTGAACCGTGACTATGGTGCTTCTGGTACGATTCTGGAAGGCAACATCATTCGTCTGGCAGGATTCGACATCCTTGAGTGCCCGCACATCGTCCGTGGTGGTGATGACAATGCCAACGTCATTCAGGGTGAGGGTCACGTATTCCCTGCTGAGTATGCAGACAAGCACCCGATTATCATCTGCCACAAGACGGCGGCAGGTGTCCTGAGACTCAAGAACCTCTCGATGGAGACGGGTCGCCGCATTGAGTATCAGGCAGACCAGATGATTGCTAAGATGGCAGTTGGTATGGGTGGTCTCCGTCCAGAGGCGGCGTTCCTTGGTGTCGTAGAGAACGCAGGTTGATATAACACAAATCCAATTTGAATAAATGGGGAGGGGACATATTGTCTTCTTCCCCTTTTATTAGAAAGGAGAACAATGCTTACAACACTTACAGAACTAGATGCTGTCAATCAGATGCTTTCAGCAATTGGAAGTGACCCTGTGACAACCCTAGATGATTCTACAGATGTTGATGTCATTAATGCCCAGAGGCTTCTTTCAGATGTCAGTAGACATGTGCAGAGGCAGGGATGGGATTTCAATAAGACAACAAAGACTTATATGCCTGATGTCAATACCCATAGAATCATGTGGGATACAAATATCCTGTCTTTCAAATCTGAGGATGACAATGTGTATGTCAAGCGCGGTAATTATGTCTATGACATGACCAACGGTACCTATGAGTTCCCAAAGGAAATTCAGGCTACGGTCATTTATGGTCTTGATTTTGAAGACCTTCCAGATTGTTTCAAAGAATATATCACAGCTAAAGCGGCTATTGATTTCCAGTCCAGATACTTTGGGGATTCCTCGGTATCTCAGGATTTGCAGTATGCCCTTCAGATTGCACATCAGGATATTGTTCAGTATGACATGGATATGCAGGATGTGAATATCCTGAATTTGTCTGGTGTTTCAGAAGTATTGCAGAGGACGTAACCATGCTTATTTCACAGAATATCAAAAACATTGTGTCTGGTATCTCTCAGCAGGCTCCGATTCTCAGACTTCCAGAACAGCTTGACGAGCAGGAGAATGGCTTCTCTTCGGAAGCGAATGGTCTTGTTAAGAGACCTCCGACAGTCTTTGTCAAAGCTCTGGGTGAACTTTTGGAAAATGAGTCAGCACCTATGATTCACTTTGTTGATAGAAGTAAGAACCTGAAATACTTTGTCTACTTCTACAATAATGAGATTTATGTCTTTGATACCAAAGGTAAGAGTTACCCTGTTACATATAAAGAGGATGAAAGTTATATCAGAACCCCTACACCCCAGAAGAACCTTAGGGTGCTTACGGTTGCTGACCATACCTTCATCACCAATAATACGGTAAAGACACAAATGAGTTCCGAACGCTCCCCAGATGCTTATGCTTCTCAGGGTGCTCTCATTAATGTTAAGCAGGGTCAGTATGGTCGTACCTATAGAATCTGGGTAGATGGTCGGCAGGTAGCGGCTCATACGACACCAGATGGTTCAGACAAAAGTCATACAGCACAGATTGACGTAGGCTACATTGTTGACCGTCTGGCAGAACAGGCGAGAAACAATGGGTGTCAGGTAGACACAGGAAGTTCATGGTTGTGTATCCGTAACGTTCATTCTGTATCGACACAGGATGGCTTCAACAACAATGCTATGTTCGGTTTCACGACAAAAGCGCAGAGGTTTAACCTCTTGCCTATTTCGGCTCCTGATGGTTATACCTTAGAGATTGCAGGTGACCCTAAGGGTGATGGTAGTGGCAACTATTACATTCGCTATGAATCCGATGGTAACGTATGGCGTGAATGTGCAAAGCCGAATATCCTTATCAGCTATGATGCTTCCACAATGCCACATGAGCTTGTAAGGAAGGCTGATAATTCCTTTGTGTTCCAAAGGGTGTCTTGGGATAAACGCGTGGTTGGTAACGACGACAGCAATCCTTATCCGTCTTTTATTGGTAACACAGTGAATGATATTGCATTCCATAGAAATCGCTTGGTCTTTTTGTCTGGAGAGAATGTCATTTGTTCGGAGAGTGCTTCATACTTCAACTTCTGGATGACCACAGCAAATGATGTCGTGGACACAGACCCAATTGATGTTGCAACGACAACAGAACGAGTGAACATCTTGAACTATGCGGGTGTGTCAAGAGTTTTGTGTAAATCGATTCAATAAGCAACATCGTATTGCTGC